ATCTCCATCTCTAATTCTAAGCCTAAATAAATAGGCTTTTTATGATGATCGAATGATGATGGAATTTTGCCTAATCGTCTTTTGCTTGAATGATATGAGCCAATGAATGATTCGTCTTCATCTTCACTTTCACCATTCTCATCTTGCTCATCATACCAATCATCCTCAGTAATATAAGTATCCTGATATTCAGACCACCTATAATCATTGATACATGACTCGCAAACCCAATAGTCATCATAGCAAGTATTGTGTCGATCCTCATGCTCCAAAACATTACAGTCATTACAAATATAAAAACTCTCTCCAAAAATGGTCTCAAAAATCTCGGATGAATCAAAACGATCTCTCCATTGATACTGAGTTGAGTTGATGTATTCCAATGCACCATCCCAATCATCCTCAGCCTTATATTGAGCCAATTCTTTGCCAATCGATCTGAGGCGCATTTTGATCTCTTTTCGAGTTGATCCGAATGATGTAGGCAGAGTTCGATAAATGTTATTGAGGCGATCGCCTCTGACAAATCCTTTGACTTGGTCTTTTAGATGCAATCTTAATTGAGTGCTTTTCGTGCCTGACGAATCGGGAGAGATGCTATTCCAATAGCAGACTAATGGAGCATTAAAATCGTTTGCGATTTGATTGAGTGCCATGATTATTTGATCCCTTTCAATGCTGAGTTGAGTTTTGAGATTGCTTGATCGATTGCTGATTGAGTGCCATCCGTTTTGATGACTTTGACTTGAGATGGTCTGAGATCATAGGAATAAACAATATCCTCCCTCTCATCAATGACACATTCAAAATCATAATCTCCAAATTCGGGAGAGAATCTGTCTCCCTTTTCCCATTGGATTGCTAGAGTGTAATAAGTCTTCATGGTGATTCCTTTCAGTAAGTTATCAATGGCACAATGCCATCACTCACGATCTTATTCGATTGCAAAGAGTTTTGAAATGGCTTTTTATGGTTTTGGCAAATATAAAAACCCTTAAGGGTTTACCCTAATCTTATATAAGAGTATCAAAATGGCTCTCTGAGCCTTATATCTATTGGATTAGTGGAGATCGCCAATCGGATGAGTATATCTATCAAAATCATAGAAAATGGCTCAGATCGCCTCTAATCGATTCCTAGAGGCATTGGCACATTGAGGCAGATATTGGGGATCAATCATCTCGCTATATTGCCGATTAGTAGATTGAGCCTGATCCCTCTCCCTCATAGGCGCATAGGCTCATAGGCGCATAGGCTCATAGGCGCATAGGCTCATAGGCTCTGAGCCTGTCTGCCTGTCTGCCATGCCTCTGCCCTGATCTCATAGGCTCTGAGCCTGTCTGCCTATCTGATGAGCCTTGATCGTCTGACCATCTCTTAGGCTATGCACCATTATGGTGCATTGGCATAGAGGCTTATTGGATGCGCCTCTCAGGGTAAGTAAGCACTTACTTCACATTGGCAATTCCACATTATGGGGGCACTTTTCATAATGCGATACACCCAATTAAAAGACCCCCCTACCCCGGCTGGGAGGGCCCCACACAGATTTCTAGCTCGTTTATTTTTTGCCACCGTGCAAAAAACTTGACCTGTAAAAAATTTTTTTGCAAAATTTCAGGTAAAAGCGTTTCACATTATGAAATTCTGCAATGCATCCTGACTACTGTTGCTTTAAGTATCGCTCGTAAGTCCTTGATAGTTCGTTGAGGGTGCGCTTGTAAGTCCTTGATAGTAACAGTAGTCATAGTAGTCACCCTTTATTCTTATTATTTTTATTATTTTTAAAAAGAAATAAAGTTTACTTGGAGTAAAAGTGAAACAGACCCCGACTACTGTGACTACTGTGACAATTTTTGGTTTATTTTTTGGATTGGGACGGAAATACTCATAAATTTGCATTAGTTAGATTATGAGTAAATACGTATACCAAATCCAAGGCGCCCTTGAAAGCGAAGATGGAGTTCTTCGTGGCTTGAGAATCTTGGTATGTGACCTTTACAATTTTGATTTGGTCGATGTGCCCATCGCTGTATTGGATAAAGAAACCCGAGCATTCTTAAAATTTCGCTTAAAGGTGACTGAAACGCTAAATATCCAGCGATTGCCCATCAGAATCCAAAATAACATTCGAGCGCCGTTAGGGCGCTGGCTGGACCAATGGGTCCTTGATAACTTCTATGGCGATTCTAGCAAACGAAAAAGTACTAACCCTTGATTATTGGAAGTATGCGGGCAAGCTTTCGGCTGGCGATTATGTATTTAACCGTGAAGGCAAGTTAGTTCGTGTAAAATTGGTCCAACAGTACCGGGCCAGCGACTGCCACCAAATCATCTTTAACGATCATCTTACCGTTTCAGGCGATAAGAATCTACGCCTGCCACTCGAAACCCCCAAATACCGCAAACGGCTCCATGAGTACAAAGGCAAACGTCAGTTTTTGCGTCCGTTAAAGGACACTAAGCTTGAAGACTTACTGACTGCCAGCCTTAAGACCAACCATAACTCATCTGCTTTTTCTGTTCCGGCTGCAAAACCGCTAGACTTACCTCATCAAACCCTGCCTGTCCCGCCGTTTATCTTTGGCTTTTGGTTTTTTAACCGCCGGTCTACCAAAAAGCTAGCCGCGCCCCGTGGAAAGTGGGAAGAAGTTGAGCGCCAGTTTAAAGACCATGGCTACAAGATTACGGTTGGCAAAAAGATTAATACCGGTGAGCGCGAGTTTGGCATTTATCCAACCGTTGAGTCGCAGTTACTCCCATACATTCCGTATCAAATCCCAAACAATTATCTTTTAGGCTCACAGGAGCAGCGTTTGGAATTATTACGTGGAATTTTACATGCAAAAGGCCGGCAGTATTCTGCAAAACGTGACCGCTTTCGATTTACCACACAGCATGCTCGGCTTTTTAACCAAGTACAATTTCTTGTCGAATCTTTGGGCCACAAAACAACGTGTGTGTTTGACGACACCAAAAAGTATTACACCATAACATTCAAATCTCGGTTAAAATTGGTAGATGATCAGGTATCTCCACCGCTTAAAGTCCACAACGGGCGCAGATACATTAAACAAATTGAACCATTGGGCGAACATTTGTGCGTTCATATTGAAACAGAAGGAGCTGACAATAGCTTCTTAGTCGGAGCAGGTTTTATCTCATGCCTTTAACAACCAAACAAGAACTCGCACTCAAAAAGTTTGCAGAGTCTCACAAACATTGGCCCAAACCGCAGCTCGATGCGGCGATCTGGCAAGTCAAATGGCACTTGCAGGCTTTGGCACACCAACGAGAACCAGAAGATGGAGAATATGATACGTTTCTTATGCTGGCCGGACGCGGATCTGGCAAGACGCACACTGCTAGCCATTGGATTGGCATTCGGGCTTGGAAGTATGACCAAACCCGCTGGCTCGTCACCGCGCCCACCTCCAATGACATACGAGCAACGTGTTTTGAAGGAGACTCTGGACTCCTTAACATCATCCCCCAGTCTCTCATCCGAGACTACAACAAATCCCTATTTGAAATCACTCTCACCAATGGCTCCCTTATACAAGGCATCCCAGCTTCCGAGCCAGAACGGTATCGTGGTAAACAGTTCCATGGAGCATGGTTTGACGAGCTTTGCGCCTTCGAGTATCTTGATGAAGCCTACGACGGTGTGCAGTTCACATTGCGTCTTAAAGACCCCCGCATCCCAAGGGTCCAGCAAATCATCACCACAACCCCTAAGCCCAAAGAACTGATTGTTGACCTTAATGAAGGCAAAGTGGGTGGCGATGTGTATGTGGTTAACGCCTCATCATACGACAACAAAGAAAACCTATCTGCCACGTTCTTCAAACAGCTTGAAACATACGATGGCACCGACATTGGTAGGCAAGAGATCTATGGTGAGATCCTTGATCCAGAGCAAGCAGGTATTATCAAACGCAGACAGTTCCGCATGTGGCCGGCTAACAAGCCAACACCTGAACTGGAATACGTGATTGCGTCATACGACCCAGCTACCAGCCAAAAAACAACCAACGACCCGACGGCATGCAGCGTATGGGGCGTATTTGAAACCACCGACATTGGTGTGGGTATTATCCTCTTAGATGCTTGGGATGCGCACTTGTCGTATCCGGAATTGCGCCGCAAAGTAATCGACGATTTTAAAGAAGTGGTCTATGGGGCTGACAATGATTTTGGTAAAGGGCGTAAAGCAGACATGGTGCTCATGGAGGATAAGTCTGCTGGTATCTCACTGATCCAAGAGTTGCAAGGTTCTGGCATTGATGTACGTGGATACAACCCCGGACGTGCCGATAAAGTGCAGCGATTGAACATTGTGGCACCGCTCATTGCCAAAGGTAAGGTTTGGATTCCGGAAGACCCAGAACAAAAAGGCGACTTTGCTAGTTGGGCTAAACGGTTTTTGCGTCAGGTGTGTTCATTCCCAGAAGCAGGCGGCCATGATGACTATGTGGACTCTTTGTCCCAAGCATTGCGTGTTTTAAGGGATACAGGCTGGGTTCAATTAGACCCACTGCCAGCTAGGGATTATTCGTATGCTGACGACGACTTTGGTAAAAGGGCGGCAAATCCGTATGCCCAGTAGGGCGGAAACCCTCTTTTATTTGCATTAGTATTAATAGGAACAATTTCCACCCAATTTTATAGAATCTATGGCAAATCCACAGTTACCCATCCAACAAGGCGGCAATCTTCCCGGTTTAGACCGAGATGACGATCTCAAAGACGACGCCGATCAGGAAGCGCAAAAAGAAGAGTTTGAGAACGAACTCGGATTAGATCCAGAAGAAGTGGATCAAGAAGTCATTGAGTTGGATGACGGATCTGTTGTTGTTAATTTTGTGCCTAAAGAGGGCCCACAACGCAATCCAGAGTTCTATGCTAACTTGGCTGAAGAGTTTGATGAGGATACGCTCCTTGCTTTGGCTTATGAGTACCTTGACTACATCGACGTAGATAAGGAAGCTCGCAAACAACGTGACAAGCAATACGAAGAAGGTTTGCGTCGTACCGGTCTTGGTAAAGATGCGCCCGGTGGCGCAGTGTTTGATGGTGCGTCCAAAGTGGTGCACCCCGTTATGGCAGAAGCATGCGTTGACTTTGCTGCTTCATCTGCAAAAGAATTACTGCCCCCAGAAGGATTGGTTAAATCCAACATTAAGGGCGACGCTGACCTAACCAAGACCAAGACTGCTGAACGTAAATCTGAGTTTTTGAAC